CTCAATACCATACAAGTCCCCACCGATGTTATTGACCGAGCCTGCGACCTAGAAGAAGAGCTCTTAGAAAAGCACAGCAACTAATCCAAACCAAATAATCCAAATGAATAACAGCAAAGCAATCTCAATACTCACTCACCTGCAGGATGCTTTCGGTGAGCAGATGAAACAGTCACAAAGAAACAAGGAACGCATCGGGGGAAGCCTGATGGACTCCATCGCTACAGGTTCGCTCATTACCCTTGAGCACCTGACCAAGGATTACCGATGCGAGGTTGAGCTACTGAGGTGTCTTGAGTTCTGTTACAAAGACCTTCAGTGCATACGCAAGGACTTTGAACACAAACGACACTCCGAGTCAGGAGTGGAGGCTTGGTTCTTCATCCAACTCCATCAGGATGTTCTAGCAAACTTTGCAAACGATGCAATCACAGCAGAGGTGCTACGCTCTGTGAGTGCTCTGTTCCATCATGTCCTCAAACACTACTCTTCCGATCTTTAATCCAAATTACTAATCCAAAAAATAAATCAAATGAAAATCAATAATCGCTTAGAAACTACTCCTGCTCCTGTTGCTCCTGTTGCAATCAACGCTCAAGTCCAAGAACAAAGATCGTTCGGCATTCACGATGTCTCCGAATGCAAAGATGTAAACGATGTTATGGCTTTCCTCAATATCGGTGACTACTCTTGCACTTCAATACCCGAGGTTTGCTCAGGGTATGCACTCATCAAGGACGATTACGGACATCCTGTGGCGATAACGAGTGACAGCTACGACCTACTTCAGCCTACTGAAGCTTTCGCCTTCCTTGATGCTATGGCTCATCAATTAGATATGAAATACACTCGTGCAGGTTTCACTCACGATGGTCGCAGAATGTTCATTGAAGCATCATACGGAGAGACTGAAGTCCCGAGCTCAGAGCAGAAAAGAAAAGGTGACATACTCAATCGCAAGATTGTTGCTACTACTTCCTTTGATGGCTCGTTCTCTACGCAGATACAAACTCAACTTTACCGAGTATGGTGCAGTAATGGTATGGCATCATGGATAGAAGATAAAACAAATCGCATCTCAGTTCGGCATACAAAGAATCAACGAAACATCATGGCTCAAGCAATAGAACAGGCGACAGGCATAAAACAAATATTCGTAAACTTGCAATCAGACATAAACCTACTTAGCAAGACAAGGTTCACAGCAGATCAAATGAAGACAGCTACTGAACGCTACTTCAAACTACAACCTGAAGCAGAGTTCAATTCTTCACGGATTATCAATCAAGCTGAAAAGATGCAAGCTCAGTTCAGTCATGCTACACTCGGGACATTCGGTTCTACTGCATGGGATGCTATGAATGCTTTCACAGCTTTCAAAACTCATGATAAAGTTTATCGTGAAACGAAAGCTACCTCACGAGATGAAAACAGATTTCGTTCTCTAAGTAAACCTAGGGATACAAAGAAATTCAGGAACATCATTACCGAGCTCGCAGGTGTCTGAGCGACAAATCAAATAAACCAATCGGGGAGCCCATCGTGGCTCCCTTTTTTTTTCTTGACGGACATTCATGCTCAGGTAATTCTACCTGCATGGAAATAACTTTATCAGTCAAAGAACAGTCCCTTGAAGAAGGAGCGATAGACGAAGCCGAAGGAACTATCCTAGGAGTAAGTCTTATCAGCACTCCCGAAGCGAAGGGACACAATATGTCCATAGATGAAAAGAGCATCGAGTCGTTCTACGAAGCCGTAGAAGGTAAGAGCATCAAAGCTTATTACACTCACTCAGACTCCAACGATGCTCTTGATTCAATCGGTCTATGGAAGAACTTTACAATAAAACAAGATGGCGAATATACGAAACTTCTTGCTGACTTCGTGGCTCTCAAAGCTTGGAAGGAAAATAATAAAAAAGATTACGAGATGCTCTTCGAACTCGCAAAGGAAGCTCCCGAAGCATTCGGGGTATCTGCAGAGTTTACTTCACGAACGATTGTTTATGGAGAAGATGGAGAAGAGAAAGAGTATGAGGAAGGCGAGGATGATGACATGGAACGCTTCGCTCGTGCTGTGGAAGTATCTGCATTCTCAATCGTGGCTCAACCTGCCGCGAATCCGACGGGTCTCTTCTCAGCTCCTGTTAAAGACCTTACCATCAAGCTTGCAACGATGGGGGAAAAAAATTCAAAGATGGAGATGGACTTAAGTGCTACTCAAAAAACTTTGAGTCTCCTCCAAGAAAAACAAGCTGAGTTAGAAGTACAGCTTGATGCGAAAGAAAAAGAAATCCAAACTTGGAAAGCTCGTTATGGAGAAGCGATTGCAGGAGCAGAGCCTGTGGTAGCATCGCACGAGGAAGAACTTTCATTTTCTGAAAAGCTTGCACGATGCAATACAAATCAAGAAAAACAAACTCTCATTCAAAACAATATGAAATTCCTTTCAGAGAATTGGAATCAACTGAAATAAATATATATCATGGCTAACTCAATCTCTTCGGACATCACTATCAGTTCTGCGATCAGCGTATTGCAGAACATGCTCGCACCTTTAAGTCAATTCACCATGGACATCACGAGTGATGTCGTAGGTAGGCAAGCTTCAGTCAAAGTACCCATCGTTGGTACTGATGATGTTGCTCGTGCTTATGATTCAACCAAAGGGTACACAGCAGATGCAGACACAGACGTGGATACTGTCACAGTATCAATCGGTGAGCATATCAAACCTTTTCATCTCAACGATAACGACTTGAACAAATCTCCATTGTCATTGCAGAACTATGCGATGCAGAATGCAAATGAGTTCGGTCGCTACTTGATGAAACTTCTATATGCTAAGGTAACATCAGCTACAACTACAGGAACTCCTACTGTCATTCCCTCAGGTAATCAAATCTCAGCTGATGCCGATGCAGTAACTGTCGCTAATGTAAAATCAGCTCACGCAATCTTAGACTCAGCAGGAGCGAACATGAATCGTCACATGATTCTCGGAGCAAGTGCGAGTAATAATTTACTTCCTAGCACGATTGAAACTTTTGGAAACTCTGTAGTAGAGCAAGGTAGATTCAATCAGCTATTCGGTATGTCAACTTCAACATCGAATGCTCACGGTGCTCTTACTTCAGGAGATGTTCATACTATCTGTGCTCCTTCGGATGCTATTGTTATCGTAAACAGATTGCCTGAAGTTAGTGGCAAGGCTACTTTAGAAGAGTTCACCTCTTTCACTATTGATGGTCTTGGTCTTCAATGTGCTTATCGTAGGTTCTACGATGCTTCTAAGGGAATCCATTACGGAGCATTCACTACCATGTTCGGTTGTGAAGTAGCTAAAGGTAGCCAAATCGCAGTTATCAAGGAGTCCTAAGATGGCTACTGTTAATACAACAACGATCTTCCCTTCAGCTTCGTTCATATCTACGAATGCTAATGGAGACTTACAAGAGGTAGTATCTAGTCCTCAGTCAAACGGAAGTATCAGTCACGACGGATTAACTTTCACGCTCGTGAATGCAGGTGAACTATCACCTGCACCATCGCTTGAAATTAAAGAAGATGCAGGTGCAACAGGCATAGAGTTTTCTGCTTCAGGTAACAGCATAGTTATGTCTGTTCAATCTATTGCAGGTTCAGGAGCATCATATGATTCTCTTGTTTCTGATGGCATCACATACAAGTCAGAAGTAATCGGAGATTCAGGAATCGTTGTTACTATCAATGAATCGCAAGGTGCTGATGCTATGACTTTCAGCTCAGGAGTTCTTACTATTGATTTAGACAATACAATGGGAAGTAAAACTCAAGGCGACATCGCTGATCTGTACGCTCTCGCAGGTGCATCTATCAAGGATGCAGTAGACATTACCATCACAAGTCATGCAGGAGTTCTAAGTAATGCTCTTAGTGCTGAACCGATGATCGGTGGAAATGATGAAGTACCTGCTACTACTATTGCATCATACACTCAGCAACAGGTAGCAACAGCTTTCGCAGGTGCAGATGCATCAGTCTCTGCTGTGGTAGGTTTAACTACTGCTGACAATAGTGCGAAACTTGCAACTGTCTTGAGTGCTACAAACTACAATGGAGCAGAAGCAGTCACGGGAAGCTTATCTGCTGACTCTGATTATATCCTTATCAAAAGAACAGACCTTCACGACCTAGAAGATTCTGAAAAGAATGACGGTCGTAAGTTCATGTGGGGAATAGTCCATCAAGCTGAGTCAGTATTCAATGCTCTCTCAGACAAGCCTGATAACTTTACTATCGCTAAATCTAATCCTGCATCTAGCGATAACGGAACTTCGTTACGGCAGACATACTCGATCACAGCTAAGTACGGCATCACGAACTTAGATTTAAAGGCAGAGGCATAAGCCTCTGACTATCCCTATGCAATGGGGAGAAGCTCTCGCACAGACATTCCTCGCTGAAGTACAAGCCTTCGGTGAGGATGTTTTGTTTAGAGGTAATGTAATCAAAGCATCTGTCGGTAGCAGTCAGGAAACAAAGGCTCTTGAACTGTCAGGCTACTTTGCGAATCACTCTTTGCAAGTAGTCCTCCCACGCTACGACTTGATTGGTTTGAATAGTAAACCATCAGTCAATGAGATTATAGAAATCAAAGGACAAGGTTACCGAATACATTCAGTTCGAAGATTAGAAGAAGATGAAGGATACGATCTAGTCACCGAGTTGATACCCGAGTACGAAGCATCAGGGGAAATCACACAAGACCCTCAGTATGCTCAACCAAATGAAGTTACCGAGTTGACAGTAGGAGTCTTTGCTAATGCTCCTTCAGAAGTAGAGGTTCTTGCAAGACCTGTTATACCGAGCGATGTGCAGGTGCAACAATCACCACTCGCTCCGAGCGAAGTGACAGCAGAAGTAAACTATGTTGATTTGTATATTGTTTCAGGACAATCAAACGCTCACGGACATTCAGCTATTGGAGACTTAATAGGAA